GTTTTAGGTGGCGTTTTCTCGGGGTTTTCTGATCTTGGAAAAGGAGGTTTAAGGTGTTTCAACCCGGTGCTAGATCGCACAGTTATCCGAGTGGGGCGTTCTTCCCAAAGGCCTTGAGCTATTTTACGTGCTTTAAGCTTCTCAAATTCAGCGGCCTTATCAGATTTCCAGGTTGGGGCAACTTGTTCTTGTGGGGTAGCGGTAACAACATCTCCATTTATAACCATCGTGCTCTTAGGCTTGGCTTCGATCGGTTCGGCTAACATAGGAGGAGTTAACATGTAGGCAAGGGAATCAGCTTTATCTAGCCAGGTATGAAAGCGGCGAATTTCAGCTGTGGGCATAACAGTTTGGGCATACTCCCACATCCAATCCGCTGGTTCATTACGATACTGAGACTCAGCGGAGAAATTGGTGGCCCATGCTCGCATAGGTGCTGTAAGCGGGTTTTCTTCAAACTCACTATTTAGCAAAAATCTAACTTTCTGAACAAAAGGACCCAAGATCGGGGTTGCTTTATCAGTTAGATAATAAGCGCGGCATTTCTCCAACAATTTCATAATGGGTGTAACACCATGGCCCAATTGCACTGTAACGTGCAATTTCGTTAGTTGCCTAGGAAGATCACAACAAGTATTTGTATCACCATTCCAAACATAAGGAGAGTAAACTCTCGCTAGGAACTTAACACCAAGTTGATCCTTGAAGATTTTCTCAACCGTTAGTTCCTGCCCGATTAACTTCGCAGCGCGCAAGTAATTAGGGGCATAAACATCTGCGGTTAAACCATCGTCGCCACCATAACATCCTAAGGAATTCCAAGCTTCCTGAGGGGAATGGGAGGTGCCATCTGGTCGGCTTAACCTCGCCATTAAGTAGGTCACAAAAGCATTAACAACTCCATTAAAAGAAGAAGTTTCCGGAGAACCTGATAAACGTGCGTAAGCACTATCATAGGAAACAACTTCTGAAGTATCAGGAGTTCGAACAAATGCTTTCAAACCATATTGGTGACGGTGCAGTTGCAAAACCTCTTCTTTATACTGGGGTCTAAACGCTCTATTAAGAACCAGTGCTTCCAGCTCACGCATCAAGTTTGAACCATGTCCGTCAAACTTGGAAAAATCGGAGTTGGATACATCATATTTAGCGCTAGAACACACTTCCGCAATGCGAAGGGCAATTTGCTGCGGAGTTTTACCGAAAGCATACCATTTCTGAGGTTTAAGAACAATTTCTGTAAACGCATAGATATATAAAGAGTATGCAGCCTTATCATTTCCGCAAATTTGCGAAATGAGACGAACAGCTTTAACATCTCCGTATGTTTCTTTCTTTATGAATGCGTCAACAACGCGAGTGAAATTATTGCTAGGAAGCAAAGTTTCCAAAATTCTGCGTTGGCTAGGGCGACTTTGTTGATCATAAAGAAAATCTTGGTCTACAGGATCGATGACATTAGGCTCAGGGATAAGAAAGGAGACAAACTCCTGCATCACTTGGAATAGAAACGGTGTCATTACTAACAACTCAGGTTTCACTTTCTCCACGCGCTCAATAACACCATGTTTGATGTTGGTATGGGAGTTCGCAGGAACAAAGCAATCTCCCAAAAGCGGTGACATGAAAGGCACAACAAGTGGCTTATCAGCCGGGTCATACGATGGTACATCGAAATGATATAGGTTTATACTCTCCTTAACTGGGCAAACAACATCTGGCTTATTGCTCTCTAGCAAACCGGTTAAATCCCCAGAAACAAGGGAACGGTTCCAATGCATGAGCATAGCACCTGCTGCTTTATCACCTCCGGCTAAGGATGTAGCCTGTGGTAGGGTAAAATCGTATTTAGAAGTTTCCGCAATAGTACGACACGTATCATCAATCTCTATAGGAACAGTGGCCTGTGCATATTCACCTACTTTACCAGTCGAGACTTTAAAGCCATCCATGCTATGCACTTTCAAGCGCAAAAAGGAGCCATGGACTACAGAAAGTCGAAGTAGGGAACGCCCGTATAAAAGAAAACGAGCAGCAAGGGCAAAAATGCCACGCCACATAGAGAGAGGAGTTAACAAGATCAATTCATGATCAGGCGAAGTCATACGCCGATCAATGAGATAAGTAGCTGCTTTGTATGGTATTCCTAAAAAGGTCTTATAAACCATAATGTTATCAGCGCTATAATTCCAAACTTGATGGCTATACATACCTCCGCCGGTGACTCGGTACTCAACAGAATTATCCTTAAGAAAAGTATAGGAATATTCATCAGAAGTACGGGCAACCTGACTCGGCTGAAAGGTATAAATAACTAAAGGTTTGAAATTGTCGCACAAAAATGCAGGCATGTCTATGTATTGATCAACATCAACCATGGCCAAAAGAGAGTGTTCAGGGGGGTTAAACTCCACGGGGTCAACACTCAAATCTTTTGTCCAAAACGCAACACGACTACCCTTACGGTTCTTGCGCTCATCATTACGAGATCTCTGAACATAGTAAGGTTCTAAACCAACGGAAGGGCCAAGTCGATCAATAAAGGTCGATGCAACTGTACGCGTACAAG